GGGCGAGTTTGCGCTTGAAAATTGCTGGCTTGGCGGGGATGAAAGACTTCGTAAACCCATCGGATTAAAACAAGAGCGTATGGCCGTGAGAGCTTCTCAATTGGCTTATGCCGTGGTCAGCCTTCCGGCAGGTAACGTAAAAAAAAAATAAGACCACTTCCGATTTCGCTTGAGAGCGACAAAGATACCACACGAAAAGCCAATGCACTGATAAGGCACTTTCTGCACATTCCGCACCCCGAAAGGCTTGACGATTATGAGTATCAGGAAGCTTTTGAGCAGTTGATCTGGTTAATGAACAAAGGATTTGCAAAATGAGTGTAATAGGCGTAAATATCAATTTGTTGCAGCAATTGCAGGAAACCTACGGCGTAAGAGTCGAAAGTCCTAATGTGCTGCTTAATCAGCAGATATTTGGCGACCGCAAAAGACCGGATGTTCCTGCTCTTAAGGAGTCAGAATTTATTGAATTTAAGTCGCGGAGATTCAGCACTCCGGTGTACGAATTGATGACCATATACACGCCTGACCAGAGCCGTGTGTTTCAGTTTCCCGAAGCGGTAATTGTGGATATGCTCGATTCTCCTAAGATAGTTTTGCGCACCAATATTCAAGGCAGAGACGGATCGGTGAAGGAGATTATCAATAATGATGATGACAAAATTGTGATCATGGGTGTGCTGATTTCGGATACTTATGATTTCCCGGACAGAATGCTCAAGGAGCTTAAAAACTTAGTTAAATACAATGGTCATGTGATAGTTGATGATTTGTATCTTAATAGCAATGGCATAGACCAATTGGTACTTACCGACCTTCAATATCAACGCAAAAAGGGTATGCCGAACACATTGTTTTTCAAATTAGAAGCCTTTTCAGATGAACCTGTTGAACTACTTATTGAAGATTAAAATGGCACTTTTGGTAAGCACATTGGTGGTGATTAACAGTCAGAAACTGGGGGGGAAAGATATTCGATTTAACTTTATCCATCGTGGTGAAATTCATAGCTCTTGGAAAAACATGACTCAGGATGCTACGCTTCAATTCGGGAAAAACATTAGAGTGGTAAGCAACAGTGAGAAATTTCTGCTGCAAAATGTACTAAAAAAAGGCGACCGAGTAAGTATTTCTATTGGTTATGACGGAAATCTGAATCAAGAGTTCAGTGGCTTTGTTACCAGATTCGATGCCCGCATTCCATTGAGCATTTATTGTGAAGATAACATGTGGCTGCTCAAGAAAGATGAGCTTAAAAAGTCCTGGCAAAAGGCAAATTTAAAGGACGTTGCTAAGTTTATTATAGACCATTACAATAAGAAGTATAACTATAATTTGAAAGTGGAAGCCGATGATGCCGAGCTTGGACAGTTCGCAATAGATAAGCTCACTGGGGCGCAAACCTTAGACTTTATTCGGAGCACGTATGGCCTGATCAGCTATTTCCGTGGTGATACTCTTTATTGTCAGTTAGCTAATGGCATACGTAGTGGCAGACAAGCCACCATGCGCTATGATTTTCGTCGAAATATAATCTCTAACTCTTTGGAATATGTAGAAGCTGATGATTTAAAAATTAGAGTAAAGGCCATCAGCTTTCAGTCCAATAATAAGAAGATTGCCGCCGAAGCCGGAGACCCTGAAGGAGAGCTCCATACCTATCATGCTCCCAAAGGGCTTAATCAGGTTGACTTAAACAAATACGCGCAGCAAGAATTAGATCGCGTAAAATACACAGGCTACCGTGGTAGCTTTCTCAGCTTTGGCATACCTTACCCTAAGCACGGCGATATAGCCGACATCCGAGATCAGGAATTTCCCGACCGTGAAGGTCGATTCATTATTTATAGCGTAACCACGCAGTTTGGTGTGGTAGGTATTAGACGAACCATTGAAATAGGGAGGAAGGCATAATGGCAGAGACCAATAAGACGGTATGGGAATGGCAGGGCAAGGATGAGCTTACCAAGATTCTGAAAGGAATTGATGAGCAAATCGTAAAAATCGACAAGGACACTGTCCGCATGGAGCGCGATATGGATAAAGCCATGAAAGGCTCAGGCCGAAGTGTGGACTATCTCCGCGACCGAATTAAGCGACTCCAGGAAGCCAGCGATAGAAGTTTTGACAAAAGAAAAGTTGCTGAATATAACCGCGAGATTGATCGCCTGAGCAGGCAGATAGAAAGTCGTCAGCGATTGGGTCGTGGTGGTTTGTCCGGTGCAATGCAAGCCATTCCTTTTGGCAATACCATTATGGCAGGCATGGCTAATCCATTTGTATTGGGTGGAATGGCTGCTGCCGGAATGGGCAAAATGGTGAGCGATTCAGTGCGTTATTCGCGCAACTTTAATGAAGAAATGGCCAAAATTAATGCCACTGCGCAAATCACTCCTGAAGCATTAATTGGCCTGCGCCAGTCCTTTTTTGGAACAGCAAACAGATATAGTTTGGATGTGGACACCCTTCCGGCAGCTTATGAAGCGATTTTATCCGCCACAGGCGATAAGCGCATGGCCGATCGGGTGTTTGACCCTGCATTGCGCTTGGGTAAAGCAGGCTTTACAGACGCAAAGACTACCGGAATGGCCATAGCGCAGTTGATGATGACACCAGGCGTAAACATGGGAGAGAATGCCATAGCCGATCTTTTAATGGCGGCAAAGAATTATGGTAAAGGGGAATTGGGAGATTTTGCTCGTTATCTCCCTGGTCTTATTGGAATGGGAAAGGCAGGTGGCTTTACAGAGCAGGAAGTTACAGGCACTTATGCCTATTTAACACGAAGTAACTCATCAGAGCAGGCTGACACTCTTCTCAAAAACTTTCTCAAAGTTATTGGACGACCTGAAGTAACTTCAGCTCTTAAGCAAAGAACCGGATTCGATGTTTACGATGCTAATAAGCAAGTAAAGCCACTTACAGAGATTGTAAAAGGTATTGAGCAATCTATGAAAGGATTGAGTGATTCGGCTAAAAGAGAATTTATGACTGCCATTAAGGTGGTTGACCTTGAAGCCGCTTTGGCATTTTCTAATTTAACATCTGGCGCAGATGAATTGCGCACTGCCATAGAGACCATGAACGGCTCCGCAGGAACACTCAATCAGACTTTAAAGTTTGTCGAGACAGGAAATGAAGCCTTGGTTGAGTTTAGCAATAATTGGAAGCTTTTAAAGAATAACATGGGCAATGCAGTTGCTCCCACAGCCAATGCGCTTGTGATGTCAGCGAATAATTTGATTACCGGTAAACTTTCATTTTGGGATTTATTTGATCCCCGAATAGGATCGACTATAATAAATCCTATGGAAAGAGAAATGGAAGCGAATGCGCCAAGAAATCGCTACAATAAATTCAAGCAAGATGAAATAGTGCCAATGTTTGCGGAAGGTGATGTAGTCGAAAATGCTGGAAGGGCAATTGCCAAATATAGAGATCGTTATGGAAAACACATCTCTGATCAAGGTTACATCAACATTCATAAATCTCTCATTAAAGAATTTACAAAACAGGAAGGACAAAAAAAATCAGATAATATCCCAAACATTGATCCTAACGCAGAAAGGCTTACCGAAGCCACAAAGCATAGAACGGTTAGAAATGTAACCGTGAACATTGACACGCTCATGAAAGTGGATAAAGTGGCTGTGAGAGATAGCGAAGGCAAATCGGTAGATAGCGTACTGGAAGAGATTATGAATGGCCTGGTAAAAGTTATCAGGGATAGCGAACAGGCAGTAGAAACGTATTAAAATGAAGTCGAACAATAAAGCGAGAGAATTTTTAAGCCTGCTAAACAGGCTCATCAGGCGGCAGATCATGCTGCGTGCTGTGCCTATGGTAGTGAAGTTTGTAAATAAGGGCAATGCTACCATCGTAGCCGAGCAGGAAGACTCGCCGGAGACCTTCGACATACGCCTGCGAGCTTCCATAGATGATAATATCCTTGGTGTGGTGGTTTACCCCAAGGTGGGCAGCACGGTGTTGGTAGATTATATCATCAACGACCGCACCAATGCCTACGTGACCAAGATGAGTGAAATTGATGGGGCTTTAATCACCATTGGATCCGCCTTTAAATGCGATTTAAAGCCAAATGGTGATTTGGTGTTGAATGATGGGAATAATGGGGCAATGGTGAAGATACAAGCTCTTGAAGCTAAAATTAACACAATCAATGCCAATTTTCAAGCACTTGTAGCGGCAGCACAAGCAGGACAATTAGCAACTGTAGGTGCGGCACCGGCAGATGGAGCAGCTGGTTTTGCTGCATTTGTAACTGGGTTAGATACAGTTCAAACCATTAACTCATCTGGCCTTAATAATGATAAAATAAAGCACTAATGGCAAAGGTTCAGGACATATTGCACACACCAGACGGCGACTTGGCATTCCGCAATGGTGATTTTATAGTGGGTGATAGTGATGCGCAGCATGTTCAGGACATCACCTTTGCCATGCCGGGCGATTTCAGACAGTCGCCATTGGTTGGAGTTGGCATTATGAATTATCTCAATGGCCCTGTAGATGCATCAGGATTTATCAATCTGAGAAAGACCATCAGATTGCAGCTTCAGGCTGATGGTTATATTATAGCCAAATTGACCTTAGCTAAAGATTTAAAAACATTCAATGTGGAGGCTGAGCGATGAAGACCATACAAGTGTTACCGAGACAAACCCTATGGGACATCGCTATACAAGAGTATGGCTCGGTGATGGGTGCGCCATTGATTGTGAAAGACAATAAATTGAATGGCTATATGCCCACACTTACACCAGGACAAACTTTGAAGATAAGAGTGCCGGTGGCAGGAGCGGGAGTGGATGTAGCCATAGCACGCTATTATGATGAGCGCAAGTTGAAGCCCGTGAGCATTCGCGGCAACGATTTCTTAGTACCAGATTTTAATGAAAACGACTTTAATTAATTTATACACACCATGACATTCGCCGACATCATTCAACTCATAGACGAAATCGTTCCCGATGCCAATTACAACGCCGGGCAGATGAATTTCTTATTGCGCCAGATGCTGCAATATGCGCAAGCCCAAGGTGGCTCAGGCGGCGGTGGTGGTTCGCTCACGCTGCGCACCAATGGTTTGGCTAATGTATCGCAAGCATTGCTGGACTTAAGAGACGGCAACGACATTGAAATCGTTGACAACGGCGATGGCACTGTTACAATCAATTACACAGGCGAAGGCGGCGGTGGCTCATTCCCTGGTGGTATGCAGGGCAATATGCTTCAGCACGGCGTGTCGGATTGGGAAGTGGTGATGGCTATAACAGATTCATTTGGTGTGATGAGTGTAGATTATGACAATCGGGTGCTGTATGATGCTATGGGAGATGTGGCATTAGATTGGAGCAATGGGTTGCCATTTATTCCTATTTCAGGAACACTTGAATTAGTTCCTGATTTTGGGATGGCAAGTGTCTTTGTTGATACTCTTTCAGCATTAAATTTAACGATCTTATCAGCAGGTTTATCCTATGGGAATATTGAAACTGCGTTATTTAATACAGTATTTGTCGATGAATTTTCGGTTACTATGGGTGCTCCCAGTATAGCGCAATTTTTAACAGAATGGAAAATATTTCAGAATAATTTTGATTATATGATTAACGAGCCTGTAGGGCAATTATCATTTGGCGCGGGGCATCCTTTATCGGCTTCAGACACTAATGTGTATCTAGGCACGACTGATAGTGGCTTGGGGGGCTATTTGTTAGGCAGACCTGACGATTGGATAAGAATTGAATATAATGAAATTATGGGCTATGTACCCTTCTATGCATACGGAATGTAAACTTTAAATTTTAAAAACAAATGGAAAACCCAACACAGCCCACTGTATTGAGTGGCGAAAGACAAACAGAAAGGCTCATGGAAGCATTGGCCACCGCACATGTGCGTAAACAAGGTGTATCGCATGTGGCAGCATCAATTGAAAAAAACCTTGGCGGCATACCCATATTCATTGTCGGCTCACTGACAGATGCAGGTGAAACAAAGCCTGTGAGATGGGCCACCACCGGTGCAGCTCTAATCAACGGCAAAAGAGAGCCGGATTATGATTTGGTATTAAGCACATCATTGGTTGAATAATGCTCACGCTGCTACAAATATTGCCTTTCATTTTATTTCAGGTGGATACCGTGTGTCCACCTGAAATTCCTACTATTGGCATTCAGCACGAGATCATAAGAGAAACGAATGACTATCAGGTTTCTCAGATCAGCTATGATTCATTGCCTATCGGTGGCACATTGCTCATGTTCAACGATGATCAGAATATTTGCAATATTCCGATTGGCTTCAGCTTTTCATTTTATGGCAATTGTTACACATCAGCTTGCATCAGCTCTAATGGATGGGTAGGCTTTACACCCGGTCAGACTGTGGCATTCACGGCTCAGGCAATGCCTAATACCAACTTTCTGACACCACGCAATTGTTTGGGACTTTGGAAGGATTACAACCCGGGAGTGATGGGTAATGGTGCGTGTTTCAATGCGGCAAGAAATTATATCTATTACCGCACTGAAGGGACTTATCCATATAGGCGCTTTGTAGTGTCATGGGTAAATATTCCCGACTATCAGTGCACTGCCATTTGTGGCGGTTCTCAGGTGGTTCTCTACGAATTTACGAATCGAATTCAAGTTAACATCTTTCGCAAGGTAACATGCCTTGCTTGGGCTGGTGGTGTTGCTTCGTTATTTACACATAATGCAACAGGCACAGTTGCCCACATTGCAGGTGGCAGGAATGCTACAGTGTGGACAGCTTTTAGGGAGTCATGGCAATGGATTCCTTCGGGAGTTCCGGTTAACGTACAAATAAGCCATCAAGGGGCTAATAATTATCAAGTGGCTTATCTGCTTGCGGGCTGTCATTTCATCTTTAGTCAGAACTTAAATTTTACATACAAACAAGATTGCTGCGAAATTCAAATAAACCCCAACATACAATGAAGAAGTACCTTTTAATCCTTACAATGGCCATCGGCATCAGCCTAAGTGCGCAATGCGATGCCACCAAATGCATTGGCGACTCTGCCAATGTAATTTCTAACTATGTAGGAGCTCCCGGAGCTACATTTGATTGGCAGATCGTTCCTGCGCTTACCTTCACAGGCCAAGGCACAGAGCAAATTCATATTGCCAATGTGGGCTTGAGTCCTGGTCAATACACCATCACACTTACGGCATCTTCAGGAGCAAGCTGCGATACGTTAGCTTCAGTAGTGCTCTGTGTGATAGAAGCCACTGCATCACTTGCGCTTAATCCCACATGCAGCGCTACGCTAATAGCTGTATATGGCGGAAGTCCGGCGGGTGGGCAATATCTTATTAATGGTTTACCTGTTACCCAGATAGGCCCGGCAGATAATGGACAAACGCTTACTTATGTGAACACCAGCAATGGTTGCTCTGGTACTGCTACGGCATTGATAGACTTTATATCTCCACCTAACATTAACATTACCATTCAGTGATCAAGGCTTTGTTGTTGATGATTTGCCTCCCCTGCATCTTGTGGGCGCAGAATTTGATTGAGTTCTGCGACCCTCCTGTGCGGGTTCATTTGATTGGCCATGCCGATCAGGCAGAAAGTCATTCCTGGTATCTCAATGGCAGCCACATCAGCGATGCATTGATAGAAAGCATTGTGATCAATGACACCGGCATATACGAAGTGAAGCTCATCGTAACAGATAAGCTATGCGAAGCGAAAGCTTCAAAGCTTGTGAAAGTTATAGGCTGCTCCATCTTCATACCTAATGCATTCACACCCAATGGAGACGGCATCAATGATGTATTTGAGCCAAAGGGCATCAATCTTAATTACCACATGACCATATATGACAGATGGGGTAATGTGGTTTACATGGGCCAAACAGGCTGGCCGGGGAACAATGTTCAAGACGTTTACACCTATAAAATCATTCACAAAGGCAAGGAGATTATTGGCCGCGTGACATTATTCCAATAATAAAATGGCAAGAGACATCAGAGAAATATACGATCAGATGGCGGCTGAAAAGGCGGCACAATCACAGCTCAATGCATTGCTGGTTAATCCCAACGATGGCACATCTACCTTAGACACATCTCAGACCTTATTGAGTCAGCTTACCACACCAAGCCGGGTGGCGGTGTGGAGACTGATGCTATGGACAATGGCCTTCGGCATGTGGCTGCATGAACAGCTCTGGGATGACTTTCGTGAAGACATTGACCTGTTAATCGCATCTGCCATTCCAGGAACGCCACGATGGTATCAGATGCAAGGACTTAAGTTTCAACTCGGCTATGAGTTGGTGTGGGATGGGAACAAATACGTGTATGCAGTAGATGATGCGGCAGCTCGCATTATTACCAGATGCGCGATACAAGACGATGGCGGCATTATCAGGGTGAAGGTTGCCAAAGGAGCATCACCTGTTCAGCTATCATCAGCAGAAGAGACTTCCTTTAATGCTTACATGCAGCAGATAAAGTTTGCGGGAAGCAATCTTTTGGTGGTAAACTTCCCAAGTGATAAGCTTAGATTTCAAATTGACATTTATTACAATGCTCAAGTGGAGCTTCCTGTGATCAGGGCCAATTGCGAAGCCGCCATTCTTGGCTATCTCGCAAATTTTGAGTTTAACGGACGCGTTATTGCCGCTAATCTGACCGATGCTTTGCAGCGTGTAGAAGGTGTGGTTATACCTGTAATTAACTTTCTTGATCGATCCACTGTTGATGCTCCGGCATGGCAGCCTGTAGGTGTTGAATATCAAACATCCGCAGGCTATGCAGAAGTGAGTCCTTCATTTGGATTTAATGATGTGTATGTCAATGGTCAACCGACTTTAAAATTCATCCCTTATGAATAATCCCAATGTAAGCTGGATCGGCATCATTTATTATGCACTTCCTAACTTCCTGAGAAAGGAGAAGTTTATTCGCTATATGCGATCGGCATTCACGCCATTGATGTGGCTGTATGTGAGATTTCTTGAGAAGCGAAATCTGGAAGTATTTAAAATGAGATACACTGGGCAGGTGATCAGTCTTGAGCACATGCTTAATGCAAGATTCAATAACGGCCTTCCGGCATATACCAATGGCGCACCCACAGGCATATTCATAGGAGCCGGAGCGATCACCTTTAATCCGCCATTTATCTATAAGAAGTCCGAAGGCATTACTGAAGACCTTTGGCTCTATAATAAGACCGAAACAGTCTCAGACCCGAATGACATTATATGGTTATACACTAAGCAGGAGTTGAATAATCTGAATTATGACTTCACTGTGAATGTTCCATTCAGTGTGGGAGATGTAACAATAAATCAGGAGTTATTCTTTGCCATAAGAGCATGGGTTAACTTTTATAGACAAGCAGGTCAAAATTATATCATCATAAACTACTAACAATGAATAAACTTAACACAGCCGCATTGGGCGGTATGGAGCTCCATCTGGATGATTTTGAGTTCTTGCACAGCGCTAATAAAGAAATGACTAATGCATTCACAGATGTATTTGGTAGGCACACAAGAACCTTCGGCACTACTGTAGTGCTTAATACCATTTCTTGGGGAGATGGATTTTATCTAGGAGAAGAAGAAGTGTTTGGGGTCGATGCTGGAGCACTGTCTATTCCGATCGGTCAAACTGCCTATATTGCATTGGCTCAATCATTCATTGGCTTAGGCGATGAGCCAAATAAGGCTGGCAATCCTATTAGAACCTACATCAGAAGGGGGGCAACTATCCGATTCAGTGCAAATCCTACCACAGAGCCGGACTTCCTTGTGCTATTGTCCAACAGCCATCAGCTTGCACAGGCTCCAAGATATTTGGTTGATCCTTGGTTAAACATTTCATTGGTTCCGCAGTATTCAGTCGAACAAACCGTTCGCGCAAGAAGGGAAGGAACAGGTATTGTTAGGCTTTCAGGTATAATCAGAAAAGAATCTGGCGGCAATGTCAATATATCAGCAACACCTTTGCCAGCTAATATGCGACCACCATATAATATGGCCTTTTTTGTTTTCGCAGCCGCTCCTGTGCCCGTATGGATTAATGTTCAAACTAATGGACATATTCAATTAAACATTGAAACAAACATCACCTATGACGATCCTACTGGTTTGCTTATTCACCTGAACGGAATCACTTATAACGTATAATTAATGAAACCACCTTTTTCTTATTACGGCGGCAAACAAACTCTCGCTGAAGATATTGTAAAAGTACTCCCTGAGCACACATCCTATTGTGAACCATTTGTTGGCGGAGCTGCTGTATTTTGGGCAAAAAACAAAAGCATTATTGAAATAATAAATGACACCAATAAGTCATTGATTAACTTCTATAGATGTTTGCAAAATGAGTATTTAGAGCTGGAAAAAATGGTAAGAATCACGTTGCATAGCCGAAAAGCTCATTATGAAGCTAAGATCATATATGATAACCCTGACATGTTTCCACCTATTAAACAGGCATGGGCTGTGTGGGTTTTGGCAAACCAATCATTCAGCTCAATGCTTGACGGTTCATGGGGCTATGATAAGAATAATAAAGCATCAACTTCTATTAAGATCAGGAACAAAAGAGATGCATTTTCAGAAGATTTAGCAATAAGGCTTCAGGATGTCCAGATCGAATGTGCAGATGCTTTGTACATCATTCAGTCAAGAGACACGGTTGATACTTTGTTTTATATCGATCCGCCATACTATAATTCCAACTGCGGTCATTATGACGGTTACACCGAAATGGACTTTGAAGCCCTTTTAAAAATGCTTCAAAGTATTAAAGGTCAATTCGTGCTCAGTTCCTATCCTTCTGAGCTATTGAGCAAATATACAAGGCTCAACGAATGGAATCAAATAAGCCTGGAACAGCAGGTTTCTGTTAACAAAGGTAAAGGCAAAAAGAAGGTTGAAGTCGTTACTACAAATTACGAATTTGATCGATCAGTTTTGAAGCTTGATTGGAAATAATTTGCGAATTTCGTTTTAATAAAAATGCGAATTTCGTTTTGGCGATTATAGAAGCCCGCTTCAGACGGTCATTAATGGCGGCCCCCAATCCCGATTCTTCGAAGGCTTCAGCAATAATGATATCTGTTTCACTATCGTCGGCTTTTCGCATCACATCAAACAATCGACTTGCAGCTTCTCTTACATTTCCGTTTGGTGAGAGCTCAAATATCTCATGAAATAAATGAGTATCTTTAGCTTGCATGGCAATTAGCGTCAGCTGCAAACCTTGGTGCAGTTCTGCCACTTCTTTAGGATTGTTGGTAAAAAAGAGCCTTTTTCGCGGTGCATAATGCTGCAGAAGCATTCCTGGAGCTGCGGGGTTTGAGCTTTGGTTGATTTTAAGTAGCACATCCACACCTTCCGATCTGATTTGCTCGGGAGCTATGCCTCCTAGTCTGTAAATCACTACTTTACCTTCTTCCATGCCCACTATCGTAGATTCAATGCCTATTTCACATGAACCACCATCCAAAATAAAATTGATCTCTTTTCCCAATTGTGCATCAACATGCTCCGCTTTTGTTGGGCTGATATAGCCAAAAGGATTGGCACTCGGAGCAGCAAGTGGAAAATCAATTTGATTGAGCAATGCCAGCGTTAGCGGATGAGATGGCATGCGAATACCTACACGCTCCAAGCCTGAAGTAACTATATCCGGAACCAATGCAGATTTAGGTAAGAGTAAGGTGAGTGGACCCGGCCAAAACTGATCAGCGAGCTTGTGCAAAGGATCAGGGAAATGGGTCACTAAATCGTTGAGCTGTTTTATATTTCCGATATGAACAATGAGTGGATCAAAAGACGGACGCTTTTTTATTTCAAATATCTGCGCGACCAATTCCGGATTCAAAGCATTGGCAGCGAGTCCATAAACGGTTTCCGTCGGAATAGCAATCACTTCGCTCTTTAAACGTTGAGCTGCTTCTTCTATGCTGTTGCTTATTTTGGCCATGCCCGGCAAAGATAAGCATCAATACCCTAGAATGTGTGATAAGAGGGTAGCGCTATTAATTTTCTCTGGGAAGAATATCTTTTCGGAAATTTATAAGAAACAATTTCTCTGTTGCTCTGCTCAAAGCGGTGTAAAGCCACCTTAAATCTTCGCGTTGCGGAAATTCATCGGGCACATAGCCCATATCTACAAACACACAAAGCCATTGTCCACCCTGAGATTTATGACAAGTGACCGCATAGGCAAATTTAATTTGCAATGCATTGAAAAACGGGTCTTTTTTAATTTGCTTCCACCTTTCTCGTTTTAAGGGAATGTGCATATAATCTTGCTCGATTTGTTCGGTCATTTGCTTTTGCTCTCTGTATGACATACTGGCTTGTGGCGCATCGAGCACACTCAAATTAAGTTTAATATCAGCCGTGATTTCAGATGCATAATCGCAAAAACGAACAGTAGCATCGGCAAATAAACAACCATAGCGTTCTACCAAATTGCCTAACTTCATGATTTCCATCATTTCACCATTGGCAATGAAGTCTATTTCTCCTTCAAATCCATTGAGCCAGAAATAGTTATTCTTTACAGCCATTACCAAATCGCCCGTAGCAAGCTGATCTTCAAGCCAAAACACCCGGCTTCTGATTTGACGGTTGTATAAAACGGCATTTTTGTTTGAGCGCGTTACCACGATCACCCCCTCTCTGCCATATTTGCTATATGTATCATTTAGACTGTCTGCTAGTTCATAGCCGTCGACCGGAATAACGTCCTTGAACTGTGCAAACTCAAGTTTGGGCCACTGTAATTCTTGCTTTGTAAGCGCCTCTCTGACCAGTGTTGCGTTAAATAAAATACCGGAATCTTCGCTTTGACGAACAACTTCCGTTAGGTTTTGCGGTCTCACCTGAACAAAATATCCGCTTTGTAGCACGTCTATATCTAATGCCGGACTTAATTCCATACCTACCGGTGGCAACTGTGCTTCGTCGCCAATCAACAGTAGTTTGCATTGCTGCCCTTCCTGCACAAACATGAGCAGATCTTCGAGTAAATTTCTTTGATTCGGGTCGTCC